ACCTAAAGGTAAATCAACAGAATCACCTTTCTGAGGCCAAGGCAAACAAGAAGTAAAATAATCATGACGCTTACCGCGTCTCAATAAAACATAGTCAGTAGGGTCATCAGGACCATTACCAGTATCAACGACAACACTATCTTGTAGGTTCTCGTCCCTAAACCACTCGTTCCATATAAGATTGTAAGCCCTAAAAGGGAAAGCCATTGCATCAATACCATCAATATCAGTAGGTAATCCAAAATAGTCTCCGAGAGAAGCATTTAACCATCCTGTAGTAGTAGGGTTTGGGATAGTAGGAACAAGAAAATCAGTAGAATCACCAGGATCATCCTGGGCACCATTAAATTTTTCCCAGTTATCCCATACCAAACGAATAGGAACAGCAAAGAAAAAAGTATCAATAAACATGTTATCCATCACTGGAAACAAAGGGGTAGCAAGACGAGCAAACAAAGTACTCTTAAGATGAAACGAATCACCAGGTAAAACTTCATCTACAAAAATAGGAACTAAATAACCAGCATCCATAGTCGTCTTAAAACCATGGGAACGATCAAACTTAGAACGTTGAATATCTGCTTGAGGAGCACGACTAAATTGATGCTTCATAACAGATGGTTGAGAACCACGCATAAAAACTCCTTAAATTAGAGAACTTGGGGGTTACCCCCAAACCCCCAGCTCTTGATAGGGGGGTTGGCCATCACTGCAACAACCAACACTACTTAAACTAAAAATCCTCAGTATCGGGCTTCCGGCCTAACGGCCTATACTGGGGGAAAATCCCCCAGCCCCCCGTAGAAAGAAGGGCTGGAGAAACTGCCTCTTATTACACTATTACTAATCGGCAGAAGGCATAAACTCAATCAGCACGCCTACAGACTTGGGCGACGGATGAGGAATAAACTTACCTTCAGAATCATCATAATCTGACAACTCAAATAAAGTAAAATCTTGAGGATGCTTAGCATACTGAGACTTCTCATCCATCAGAGAATCCGTCAAAGCACGAATAGCTTGACCTTTCGTCTGCATGAAAAAAGGCTGCATATAAGCTTCAACCTTAGAATCATATATAGAATAAACTTTCATAATCATAGTAACTCCTAGTCTAACGTTCGTAATAGTTGTGTAATCCGACTTAATCGCACTTTTACTTTATCTAACAAACGAGCAAAAGTATTGTCTTCAGACCGCGAAAAGCCTTCAGCAAGTCTACGTTCCTTAACACTTTCATACAACTCTAAATCAAGAGCTTTCAAACGCTCATCATAATAACGAGGAGGAAGACACTTATGACCATTAACAACTAAATAACCATTATCATAAATATCAGTCTTATAATACTTATCAAACCAAGAAGCTCCAATACCAGGAGAACGAGACATAGTAGCATTTTCAGGAACAACATCATAAATCTGACCATCAATAGGACTCTTACGCCGATAATGATCCTCAGCTAAATCACCAGTAACTTTCTTCATAGAATAACGAGCAACATAAGCAGCACTCTGAAAAGAAACAGAACCAATAGTAGAAAAACCATAAGGCCATAACTTAGATAAAACTTCAGAAGTATAAAGATGAAAACCATCTCTCACTTGCCACAATTTCTTATCCTTGAAATCTAAATTAAAAAAAATAATATGAAAATGAGGACGCAAAAAAGTATCACCATACTCTCCACATTGCAAATAACGAATATTTTTTCGATAACCTTTATCATCATAACGCTCAGTGTAAAACCTCTTACCAACTTTATCACGAGAAACATAATCTCGAACTCTCTTAATAAACTTCTCCATATGACTAAAATCTAAAGAATAATCAACGGGAACATCACCAGGACGATAAGTTAAAGTAAGAAAACAAGAGTGCTCATACATAGAAGCTTCATGCATAGATCGAACGCCCCATTGACGGGAACGCTCTAAACGACAACCAATACATTGCCCACAAGGCAAGAATGAATACCCGTTTTGAGGGGACCAATGACTGACAGGTTGATGCTCATAAAAAGCTCGACCGAATGCAGGAGGAAATGATATAACGTTTTTGCCAATATTCTCATCGGGCGAGATATGGGCACACAAAGGCTTATAACAGGGCATAGTGTAAAACTCCAAAACAGACGGGGGTTACGCCCCCCGTCTTCTTTTAATTGTTAATTATAAACGAATTCCGCCGCGCATAGGAGAACCTCTATAGTTTCTCTTATGAACGCGAGATGCTCCTTTTCGAAACATTCTCTTAGACTTTCGTCGTGGAATCCTAGATCTCTTGTAACGCATATAAAAACTCCTTAAATTTAAAATAATTATTAAAAAACCTGTCAGTCCGCACAGTTACATCAAGTAGGGTAACTGTGCGGACCCTCTTCAAGTCCTAACTTTCAGAGGGTTCATTTGAAGAAGAAAGGGGCTTATCCTCTTCAACAACAGGCTTAGGAATTAAACCTAATTCCATAGCCTCATCTCTATTGGCCTCATCTCCAACAAAAGATAAAAATGATCCAGGATCATTACTAAACCTCTTCCTTAAATCAGAAGGTAAAGAATTAAACATCTCATCAGCTTCTCTCACTTGTTGAACAGAAGCATGATAATCTTGAACAGATGTAAAATCACCATATTGACCTTGATTCTCTCGAACATGGTCAAGCAAACGAGTACGTAAATACTTAGCTAGAATCTTATTAATATCACATTCATCCTTAGCAGATTGAATAGTCATAGAAGGGGTATCATCATCATACTGAACTCTAACAGGCTCACTATAAGCAGTTCTAATTAAAACCATGGGAACTTCTCCTTACGTGGCTTAGTACCACGAGGTAAAACATTTTTTCGATAACTCTTAACCTGATCAGGGGTCATTTTCTGACCCTTAAAATCAACAACTTTCTTAACACCACGTACAACATCACGAGCAGTAGACCAAAGTTCAGCTTTAGTCTCACGCTGAGGAATAGAAGCTTTAAGCAAATCAGCTTCAGCTTCAAGCTTACGATTATTTGATTTCAAATTATCAATCTCAGCAAGACCACGTCTATAATTCATAGCCGTGTTAATAGGTCCAGTAATCTCATTCTCCATCTGGGCTTTAGCACCCATAGGAGAAGAAGCACCACCTTGTGAATAAGCTAAAATAGGATTCAATCCAGCAGCTTTCATATCAGCCATACCGCGCTGATACGCGGTATTAGACATACGTTCTTGAAAATCACGCTGTTTCTGAGCTTCCGCAGCATTCATCTGATTTTGATGTTTACTGCCATAATGAGCGCTCATGGCCGAAACTCCGGCCGCGGCTAGTGGTAACATCCATGCCATAAAAAACCTCCTTAGAAATGATCTACAAGGCCAGGAACACTATACATAGGCATAGGTCGGGCACACTTAAGATCAAAATAACAATCCAAAAGAAAATCAGGATAACCATCGGCAAGAGCCTTAATTCTATCAACAGGTGGTGACTCCTCAATAAAAGTACTATTCAAACTAGGTAAACTAGCAAAGTCTTGGGCTAAGTGCCAAGCATCAAGAGAAGTAGTATAATTAGAACGAAATTGGCCAGTAATCAAAGACGGCTTATATCTATATTCAGCATATCGCTCTTGATAACCAAAAACATCATCATCAGCAGATGTACCATCAGCATAAATCTCCTTATTAAGAACAGCTTGTTCACCAATATGAGAAAGAGCAGGCCAATAAAAATCATACCGAGTAGAACGAGACCACATACGGTTAACACCTTGCTGATAATTCAAATCAGCACGAACAGAAGCTAAACCAATCAAAATACAATGTTCAGTAAAAGACTTAGTAAAACCATGTCCATGAGCAGTAGCAGTACCAAAACCTGCAAGATTACCTTGAGGAGAAGGTTGGGAATCAGTAGAAGACGTCTGAGGAACAGGAGTAATCTGAACCGGAGAAGAACCACCTCCTAAATATTCAGGACGTTGTAAACGAGCATCAGGAGAAGTAACACCAAAATGAGACTTAATAACCTCAATATAACGTGTACCACCACGAGCATCACGCTCTAATAACTTCTGAGTCTGAAACGCTTGACGTAAAGAATTAATAGTAGCAGCAGTAGCAGTAGAAAGATCAGCTTCTAAACCGGTCTGACCACCGAAACGAGCTGGGCTTGTAGTACCAGTATAACCATTAGCAAAAGCAGTACCTGAAGAAGTAGTAAGAAACATTTCACGAGAATTAGTATCATTAACAGTCTTCCATAAAATATTTTCATCAGTAGTAACAACAGGAGCAGAAGTACCTAAAGGTAAATCAACAGAATCACCTTTCTGAGGCCAAGGCAAACAAGAAGTAAAATAATCATGACGCTTACCGCGTCTCAATAAAACATG